TTAGATGACATGTTTCAACCAGTTATATACTGCAATAATTGCTATTAATAAGAAATATATTTGTTGTATTGATCTTGCTTTATCTTTATCTATAATAGCAATATACAACCATAATGAAATAGATATTAAACAAATAACCCAACCTAACCATTGTAATGAAATTATAGCACTAGCATGTATAGTAGCGGCCGTTATACCAAAGCACATTGCAATCCATCTAATCATTTTACAAACACTTCTTTCAATATCAACTTTACAGTTGTTGGATTATATTTAACAAACTGTGTATATTTTTTTAATCTTTTTGAGTGTATTGGCCATACAACTTGTTCTTTAATTTGTTTATCCCAACGTTTACTATATGATAAAATTTCGTTAAATACAACCGCACTTTCGTAAGATATATTTTTTGATAGAACCAATTGAAAAAACCTAGGATGCTGTCCACCAAAAGAGTTAAAACCATCATCAAAAGAAAGGCGCTTAACATTGAAGTCATTAGCAATATACACACAATCACTTCTAAAATGGTATTCAAAAGCGTCATTACGTTTCTTCCAATCAAGGTAAACATCTTGTCCATCATTTCTAGTTAGGTCTCCTATCCACTTGTTACTATCAGATAAAAAATTAGCGACAAAGAAGCATAATATATCATCTTTACTGTATTTGGTTCCAAGTTTGTGAAAAAAATATCTAGCATTGTTCTTAGTAAAAGTTTCTAGTTTACAGTTAACTTTCCCTTCATACTTATGATAGTCATAACTATCTGTGGTAAAATGTAATTTAACTGCCAAATATATTTTATATACATCAAATCCATTTACCATACATCATACTGGCAACTGGCCAGTTTTTGGAAGATAATTTAAGTTTTGTGCTTCTATAGCAATCTTATCTTTTAAAGTCTTTGTTAATAGAGGTGCAACTGTTGAAGGATCTATATCATTTTGTTCACAATATAAAAGTACAGCATCCATGTGAGAGATACCTTTTCTCTCTTTTACTATGTGTTCAATTTTTAAAGAAAATTCTTTTGAGTTCATAATATAATATATCATATATTATGAGGAAAGTCAAGTATTATATTTCGTCTTTTCTTACTAATATATCGTGTTTTTCTGTGTAACCAAAACCAAAGTCAATATTCTTATTCATATTCAATTTATCTTTTAAATAATCTATAAAAGATTGACCTGATAAAAGATGGCCAGGTTTCTCATCAACTTGACCATCTTTTTTACTATCAGATAACCATTTGTTTTCACAAGGGTTATATGGGAACATATTACTTACCGTTCTTTAGATTTGGGTAAAATGCTTTTACTGTATTTTGATATGCTTCAGCATAAGGTTTTACCAATTCTTGTACTTTTTCTAAATTTTCTTGTGCTTGTTTCATTACATCACCATTTGTAACAAAATCATTAAATTGTTTTGCAATATTAATAATATCTGTTGCTTGAAGTGTTGGTACTTTAAACTCTTGCACTACTTGATCGCCGTCTTTTTTAATTTTATATTCAAAACTAGTTACTTGAGCTTGAAAATTAAAATCAACGATTTGTTTTGCTAGACCTAATAGGTCTGATCGGATTTCATATCCGTTTTTTGATGTGTTTGCCATAATTTTCTCCTTTTCTGTGTGTGTTTGTTTTATAGCACTTCTATTTATACAAGAAGTACTCCTAATATACTATAATTTAGTTAAAATGTCAAGCTTTATTTTGGTGCTTTATTATTAAATACCTTGTAAAAATTATCTATTGATTCCAATAATTTTTGTTGGTAATCAGCGGTCTTTTTAATAAACGTTTGAGCAACACCATCTTCACAGGCAAGTATAATTACTATCTGTTCAATCTTTTCACCAAATGTTTCTTCATACATCATTGAGTAGGCAGTAGTTTGTAAGAAGTAGTTTTCAATCCAACCTTCTTCTCTACTTTTATTGGCAGATTTAAAATCTATTACTGATAATTTACCATTATATTCTGCAACGCAGTCAACCTGACCTGCAATGGTCAATTTTTTACTATACATGATTGATTCCAATAATCTAACATTGTCTATTTGATCTACATAAGGTCTAATTAACTTAAAAAGACCTAATGGTAATACATCTCTGATAGATGGTGTTTCATTCTTTAAATACTGTTCTACCAATGTGTGCATTGCTTTACCACGTCTAGCCGCTCTACCCATTTCCCAATTGGCAACAGATTCACCAACTTTATCACGCCATTCTTTTAATGAATCTTTTTTTAATAATGATAATACGGAAGTTACTGATGGATAAGATTTACCATCTATTTCATAGAATCGTATACCATCTATATTCTTACCTGCTGTTTTTGGTAATACACTTTTGTTCAAATCAATAAATTTAAATTCTCTAGCCATTAGTCCTTTATGTTACATGTTGCGAAAGAAGCATTAGTAGTTCTTAAATAAGGTTTAAGTGTTTTAAAACCTGGAAACTTCTCATTTGCTTCTTCATTTGTTACTGCTGCCGTTAGTATAACATCTTCACCTTGCACCCAATTAGCTGGTGTTGCAACTTTATGTTTAAATGTTAATTGTAACGAATCAATAACTCTTAAAATTTCATTAAAATTTCTACCTGCACTTGCTGGGTATTCTAACTTCAATTTAATCTTTTTATCTGGCCCAACAATGAATACTGATCTAACTGTCATTGTATCACTAGCATTCTCGTGTATCATATCATAAAGTCTTGATACTTTTTTATCTTCGTCTGCAATTAATGGGTATTCTGGTTTTTGGCCTTGTGTTTCTTGTATGTCATTTAACCATTGTTCGTGATTGCCTATTGCATCAACTGATAGACCTATAACTTTAACATCTCTTTTTACAAATTCAGGTAAAAGTTTTTGTAATGTACCTAGTTCAGTAGTACATACTGGTGTAAAGTTTTTTGGATGTGAGAATAGTATTGCCCAACTATTATTTGTGTAACTATAAAAATCAATCAAACCTTGTGAAGTGTGGGCTACAAAGTTTGGTGCCGTATCATTTATTTTAACCATATCTTAATAATATAACATAATATAGACTAGATGTCAAGTACTATTTTATAGACTTTATTCTATCACTCAATCTCTGTGCTCTTTTACCAACTTGTTTGGCCCATGCACTATTTAACATCTCTTGTGATGCTTCCAACCATTTACTTTCATTAATATATGTTATAAATTTCTTAAAGTTAGATAGTCTTGGTCTACCCATATTAAAAATCATGTTAGTTATAACTTGTTGTGCTTCTTCTGGTAGAGTATCAAATTTCGGAAATAATAATTTTGCTTCTGATATCATTTTTAATACGTCTCTAGTAAATACTGCATTTACTCTATCTTCACTAACTTTTGTTCCAACTGGTTTACCAAATTCTTCATCTTCTTTAACCACTAAATGGCCAATACCAAATGTATCGTAACCTAAATGGTCTTTGTAAATTTCATATTTAACGCCTTCATCAATCTTTAATTGTTCTCTTAATTGTGTTATGTTCATTTATTAACCTCTTGTTAGTTTTAATATTTTTTCTATTTGTGCCTTAATAATAGGCCCCCTATTTGGCCAATGTATATATGGTTCATTACTCTTACTTAAATTGTATAAGAAAGGTAATATAATCTTTTCTATATCTTTAAATCTTTGTTGTGCATCAGCACTTACATCTGTGCTTTTGGCAGCATTTTCTTCATTTAATATATCCATAATTTCATTGATCATAGAATTGATTGAAGATATATCTTTTTTAATATTAGTAATATCTGCACTACTAGATTCTATAACTTTAGGATCTATAGTAGGTTGTTGAACTGTAGTTGCTGTAGGTGTGGTTTCAAAACCCCAATCATCTTGTGCAAGGTCAAACCCCTTCATGTAATCTGGTATATTATCGGCCATTTTTCTTTTTTAAATCCTTTTGTCTTTTTTTATGTTTTTCTAATACTTGTCGTGTTCTAATTTCTTTGATATCTTTTTTCTTATATCTTTGTCCTAATGGTGAATTAGGATGTGCCTCTGCAATACGTTGTAAATTGTCTTGCCAACCACTATCTGTCTTATGCGTTAAACCAGATACTCCACCAACAATATTTAAAGATGTAAATACTTGTCTTACATTTTTATTCTTTTTCAAATAGGCATCTAATTCGGACATTGACAAATGTTCTGTATATTCTTTACCTGTTTTAATATTCTCAAAACTGTATATTGGCATGATATTATTTATACTGTATTAAAACCTTTTTTCTACAGAAGCACCAAAACCTAGGCCATTCTTTCCATCTTGACCAGCAATGTTTGTTCTATATTCTATATTATATTTAAATGACCAATCTGTTTCTTGTTCTTTTTCAATAGTATAATATAAACCTAGATTTTTTTCAGGTGTTTGTGCTTTTAAACTAATATTAATATCTTGATATAAAATATCACCTGTAGAAGATGTAGCATAAGGAACAGATAATGTTGTATAACCTTTTCTAATATAACTAGGTAAACTATATGTTAAACCTACTTTATTAGTGGTATCTAAACTTCTCTCGTAACCTAATTTATAACTTTGAGATTGTATTGTGCTAAAGTTTTTAATTAAACTATCTGAATTTGTATTTACTTTTGTAAAACCTCTACCTATATCAAAACTAAACTTATTAACTGTTTCAACATAATCTAAACCTACTTGTGTAAAGTTTGTTGTGTTGTGATTACCAACTGATAATGCACCTGTGCTTTCATTGGCCAACCAAGTTTTATCTTCTGTTAATGTACCTAATGTTGTTCTAAAATTAAATGAATTGTTTAATTTAAAATCTTGTTGTATATAACTACTGTAATCTTTATTACCTGTGGTATTGTTTAAATTAGAATTAATACCAAGTTTTAAACCAGGCAATATATTTGATTCTGACTTTTGTTCAAACGTACCAAATGCTTGATTAAAAGGTAAGTAAGTTGCTTTATCTTGTTGAACTGTTACATCTGATATTTTTCTTTTATCTTTATTTACAATACCATTTTGTAAATTAATATAATAGTCTCTATTAAATTCGTCAAGAACCATTACACTATCTAATGATTGTGTCATAGCAATAGAACTTAATGCTGAACCAGAACCACCTGTAGTAGATATAGTTGTTGTTTTAGCTGATGATGTTGTTCTACCACTTGTAGGAATACCTACTGCACCATAAGGTTGTGTTGCTTTATCTAAATCTAACATACCTTGACCTTGAACGTTAACATCATAGTTTGGAATATTTTTATTGGCAGTTTTTAAAACCAATTGTACTAAACTTTCACCT